ATCGTAAATTCAATCGAAAGTATACACTTGCTGATGATATTATTGTTACAGGTGCAAAACTTGAGAACGGTTTACTACTGGTTCAACTTGAACAAGTCGTTCCAGAAGAAAAGAAGCCAAGACTTATTGACATTAAATAATATCTTGTGATGTTCTGTTGGGGGGTTGACAATACCCCCCATATTTTTATACAATAGATTAAATTGAAAAAGGATTTGTTATGAGTGATGAAAAAACAAAATCAAGAAAAGGCAGAAGTCAGAACGTGATGGTAACAGAACAGGAGTTGCCTGCTGTTCAACTAGGCGTAGAAGTCCTTACTGATAATGGTCAACTTGAACTCCAAAAACCCCCAGAAAAACCTTTTACAATCGGAGATTACTCTAACCTATTAGCATTTGGTGGAGATAAGAAGGGGGCCGAGGAAATGACTCGTAAAGCAAAAGATGCACTAACTAAGGAGGGCAAACAAATGGCTGAAGATTTCCAACTAATTAAACGAAAAGAATTTATCAATGCAGAAAATAATATTAATGCAGATAAGAAGGAAGCAGAAAAGAAACGATTAGAAGAAAAAGCAGATCGTAAAAGGAGAAGTCGAGCACTCGCAGCTGAATACAATCGTAGACAAGAAGCTGGTGAAGACTTAACTGAATTTCATGGTAATATACATCCAGATTCAGACCTTGCACAAGAGAAACAAGGTATGCAGATTGCAATGCGTCCTAAGTTAGCAGTCAACGTAATGCGTGTTCAGTTTCCGTTAGAAGTTATAGAGGAAATCAATGACCATATCGATGATACCATTATTCCAAATAATGTGGACTACTCGCCTGGCCTTGTCGGTCAAATTCGACAGAATGAAAAATCCAAACAACTTCACTTTCCTCATGAGGGTGACGAGTATGGGGAACAGTTGAACACTGTTCTATTAAAACTTGCTCATGAGTATATGGATAGAACTGTGGGACTTCCTTGTGAAATTGATACGCAGTCTATGTGGACGGTGCATAGTTATGAGGGTGATTATAACCCTGTACATGATCATGGAACTCGAACTCAAATGGGACTATCCTGTATCATGTATCTAAAAGTACCGCCTCAAATTGAAGCGATGGATAATCCAGCAGAGGAATTTGGTGGACTCAATCAATCCTCTGGTGCAGTTGATGGATTCACTTACCTTGTATGGGGAACAAATGGTGTAAGGGATGTTAATATGCTTAGACCAATTACTGAAGAGTACATCAAACCAGAAGTGGGTACGATGTTAATGTTTCCAGCATGGTTGCGTCATGGTGTCAATCCGTTCTTTGGTGAAGGTGAACGCAGAACAATGTCTGCAAATATAAATGTTTTACCAAAAGCAAAAGAGATATCTGAAAAAGGTTACAATCAAAACGTAGATGATGAATCAGAAGTGGAAGAGTCTGAATAATGAAACTTGCAGAACTCGCATCAAATAATCAACCCCCGAAACCATCGGGGAAACCAAAGATTGAAGCAAAGATGAAAGTCAAAACTTGGCCTGCATTGCATATGCTGTCCGTTGATTTTCCAAAACCATTTGTTGATGAGTTAAACACTTTTATAGATGAAGTGATTATTCCCTCTGATAAAGATTATAGTCACAGTCTGGTTGGACAAGTTCGACAGGATGAGAAATCTAAACAACTAATGTTTCCAATGGACGAGCATGAGTTTGCAGTTGAGTTTAAAAAGATATTAGACAGTTGTGCAACTAATTATATACAACAAGCATACAAAAAACAATCTCATGCTGAAACGTATGACGCATGGACGGTTCATAGTTATGCTGGTGATTATAATCCAAGACACTCTCATGGAGTTGCAACTCCAGCTGGTCTGTCTAGTCTTATGTGGTTAAAGGTTCCCGATTCAATTAAAAATATGAAACCATCTGAAGATATTAGTTTGCATCGTGCATCTGGAATAATAGACGGATGGACACAATTTACTTGGGGATTAAATTCTGCTCAAGATCTTTTTAGATTGAAATGTCAATCACAGGAAGCGATACAACCAGTGGAAGGAAGACTACTTATATGGCCTAACTGGTTAGACCATGAAGTGTTTCCTTTTTTTGGTGAGGGCGAACGTAGGACGTTTGTTGCTAACTTTAATATATTTGATTCTATACAAGAGAAAGAAAAGTATTCAAATGTACTAAAAGAACACAACAAACAAAGAAAGGAAACTTCTTCACGAATCAAAGACAGAATAATGGTTGCAAAAATCGATGAATAGCGGTAAACACATGATTCCCTACAAGTATAATGAAAATAAAGCTCTTGAGGAATTGAAAGAATATATTGATAAAACTTATGATGAACATTACAGTCGGAATAAGTTTCAAGCCACAGAGTTCATCATTGACGGTGGACATGGCGAAGGATTTTGTATCGGTAACATACTCAAGTATGCACAACGATATGGAAAAAAGAATGGCAAGGATCGAAAGGACTTGCTTAAGGTGATACATTATGGTATCATAGCACTTTACATTAATGAAAATGAGGATATACAATGAAACTAAGTGAACACACTACTTCGGTACTGAAGAACTTTGCATCCATAAATCAGAACTTGGTGATTAAGGAAGGCAAAACAATATCAACAATGTCTGCGATGAAGAACATCGTTGCAAAGGCAGAGGTTGATGAAGACTTTCCAAGAGAGATTGCAATCTATGACTTGAATGAGTTTCTTGCAGCTCTATCTTTATTCAATAATCCAGTTCTAGATTTTTCTGAGAACCATGTGATGATAACAGAGGAAGGTAAAACAGGAAACTCTCTGAAATACTTTTACTCTGACCCATCGGTTGTTACTACTCCAAGCAGCGAGATAACAATGCCTGAGACAGAGGTTAAGTTTTCTTTGGACAGTGGTGACTTGTCTAAGGTTCAACGTGCAGCCAGTGTGATTGGTTCACCTGACTTGGTTCTCGAAAAGAACGGCACTGGTTCTTACCTTACTGTCAAGGATAAAAAGAACGATACCGCAAACAATTATTCTTTGGACGTAGATGCTGAGGGTAATGGTGAGTATAACTTCTTTTTCAAAGTTGAGAACTTAAAATTGTTACCGACTAATTATGATGTTAATGTGTCATCAAAAAATATCAGTCACTTCAAAAGTCAAGCTGGTAACGCAGTCGAGTATTGGATAGCCCTTGAACCAGAATCATCTTACTCTGAATAACAAGGACTTTATATTATGGAAACTTTTTTGTGGGTGGAGAAATACCGCCCAACAACTATTGATGCGTGTATCCTACCAAACTCTCTCAAGGAATCTTTTTCCGAGTTTGTAAAAGATAAACACATACCAAACCTTATTCTGTCTGGTGGCCCAGGCGTAGGTAAGACCACCGTTGCAAAAGCGATGGTGGAAGAAATCGGTGCAACGTGGATGATGATAAACGGTTCTGAGGAATCGGGTATTGATGTTCTTAGAACTAAAATCAAAAACTTTGCATCGACTGTTTCACTGGAGGGTGGACGCAAGTACATCATACTTGATGAGGCAGACTATCTAAATCCACAATCAACTCAACCAGCTCTGCGTGGGTTCATGGAAGAGTTTCACAAGAACTGTGGATTCATTCTAACCTGTAACTATAAGAACCGTCTGATTGAACCGTTACACTCTCGATGTAGTGTTGTGGACTTTATCATTCCAAAGAGTGATAAACCAAAACTTGCATCTGATTTTTTTAGTCGTGTGCAAACCATACTCAAAGATGAGAATGTAAAGTTTGACCAGAAAGCGGTTGCAGAACTTCTCAATAAATACTTTCCAGATTGGAGAAGAGTATTAAACGAACTTCAAAGATATTCTGCATCGGGTCAGATTGATGCTGGTATTCTTGTAAATCTATCGGAGGTAAATATCAATGAACTTATGGAGTCACTTAAAAACCAAGAGTTTACAAATGTACGAAAGTGGATTGTCAATAATCTGGACAACGATCCTGTCCGTATTTTTAGGAGGTTCTATGATTCTCTTTATGATCATATTGATAAGTCTACGATCCCTCATGCTGTTGTTATCTTGGCTGAATATTCCTATAAGTCAGCATTTGTCGCAGATCAAGAAATAAATCTTCTTGCGTGTATGACTGAAATCATGGCTCAGGTGAAGTTCAAATGAGTTATGAATTAAAAGAGTATCTAAACTCTATAAACCATAGAAAAGATAATCTCATGGACACTGAAGATGAAATGTGGGAGAAAAAGTATCCAGCGTTCATCGTCAATAAATGTCTCGCACCATTCCCAGATACTATCGGGTTGGTGAATGAGATAAATATCCACCATCATTTAGACAACAAACTACAATTTGACTTTTTACTAAATAGTATTAGACCACGCAAAAGATATACGCCGTGGGCAAAAGCAAAAAAGGTTAAAGACCTTGAGTATGTGAAAGAGTATTATGGATACAGTAATGAGAAAGCTAGGTCTGCTCTTGAGATACTAAACGATGAACAGATAAAGACTATTAAAAATAGTTTGAATAAAGGTGGAAAAAATGGATAGCATTAACTGGTCACAGGAGCAAATGCTAGAAGTCGGATTGAAAGAACCAGATGACTTTTTAAAGATACGAGAAACCCTTTCTCGTATAGGTGTCGCTTCTAGAAAAGAAAGAAAACTATATCAGTCCTGTCACATCCTACATAAACAGGGACGATATTACATTGTGCATTTTAAAGAACTATTTGCACTTGACGGAAAACAGACTAACCTATCTGATAACGATGTTGCAAGACGTAATACGATTGCGAATCTGTTAAGAGATTGGGGATTGGTTACAATTATGGGTAGTGCAGAACCATTGGCTCCCCTAAGTCAAATAAAGATTATTTCATTCAAAGAAAAGAGTATAAAAGAA